CACCGGCGTCAGAGGTGGCTTTACTAATGCCATGCTTAAAGATCATATCGCTTCTCCTTGTTGTGAGCGATCTGCGATACCTTTAAGCGGCTTCCACAGTTATTTGAAACAGATTTAGTTAATTTATTGAGTCTAAACTCTTACCATCATCAGGCATAGGCTCTGTCCGATAATGAACAGGTAATTGCTTACGCTGAAATTCAGACAAATAGGCCTCTTTACAGTGCTCATTTTGCCAAAAGAACAACAGGTCAATAACCTGTCGTGCGTATTTCCAGCGACGCTTAGGGTTTCCGTCGATCACCCCTGATCGATAAGCCCTAGCGCTGATGGTTTCGTCGGCCATGCCTGCTAGCAAGGTATTCGCCAAGCTATCAAATGCGATCAATATCTGCCTAAATTTAATCATAAACTAATCTCAAAGGCCTCCGTATCAGCTACATTTGACATCGTTAGCAGCCGTTCTTTTTCTAACGTACCTTTGTCGAGCCATTTCATTTTGAATGCCGCAAAATCAAGACCCACCTGAATCATTTGTTCAGGCGTGTGGGATAGCTTTTTCCTTACACTCTGGGCGTCATAGCAGTAGTGAAATGGGCTGTGCCCCAACTGAGAAAGTTGCACACTTCCTGAAATATTCAACTGATCCTCTCGGTCTGAACTGTAACGATGAACACTCCCAAGGGCTGAGCTTTCAAAGCCTCCGATAATTTTGTTACTAACAAGTTGGTTGATCATTGCAAGTTTCTTTGTTCGAACATCCGCCAATTCTTTGGCGACGTTTCTTACCCAGTGATTATCAATCCACTCATCAAACAGATGAGGCTCTACTTTCGTATACCTTTTTGGTATTTCGCCTACATTTTCAACAATCGATTCAGACCTATAGTTCACGTCGTACACTGTTTCGCCACGATAGTCGGGCAGAGTCACCCATGTACCATCGACGAAGACAGGCACCAAGTTTTCGCCGGTATTGGGCGGCACTATGTGAGTACTACTCGGCACCTGAATATATACTGGAGCATTCGCCCGTTCAGTTTCAAGAGGATCTAACCGAGCGTCTGTTTCCCCAGTGAAAACACCGAATTCGTCATAATGATAATTTTTCACTCGTCACTCCTAATATTTGATGCAGTACATCACCGAGCGGTTCCGACCCCGTGTTTCTGAACTACCCAAATAGTTTATCGATTCACTGCTCGGTGAGTAGTTAGAGTTATCGTATATAAAACCTGCGCCGCCGCCTCCCTGAACTGAACCGATTGGAATCCTTGGCACTGCCATGGAGTGTGACCTTATCGAATCGCTTTGATAAGACCCCAAACTACGACCGCTATCTACCCCGCGTCCATTGTCCCAACCTCGTAAGTGTTCACCTCGGTAGTCTGGAAGATGAAAAGTAGTTGATCCATTCCCAACGCCGTAAATAGTCCCTATTTTCGAATAGAGTTTTGAATATGTATTGCGGGATAGAACTCCATGGTTACACTCTAGCCAGCCAGCAGGAACAACTCCCATTGCGAAAGGAAGAATAGCACCGATCAACCCCATCCATGTCGATTCCCAGTCACTCCAAACGCCGCCATTTTTTGATCGGAACATTAATCGCCCGTCAACTCCTTGGCCAATTTGATGTGCTTCGTTGAGGTCATCCCAATAGCTCGAGTGAATAATCACACTACCTGCCGGCAATCCTCCAACGTTTTGATTGCCAGAGTTAACTCGATACCACCCGCTAACGATTGCGCTATCGGCGTTCCCGTTCGGCAACGACATATTTCGTGTTGATCCTAAACCGAACTGATTGAAAGCTTGATGAACACGCCTCGAGGACATTCCTCTTGTCTCATCGTCTCCAGCCAGCGCCTCCGTTTCGTCCGATAATTCTAAGACCCCCTTAGACTCTTCTGTACTAGGAGTATAATCAAACTCATTGCCAGTGATGGTGACACTTGCAGGCGGTATAGAACTTAGAGGGATCGTAGCAGTAATTAGGACTTTCCCCCCTGCTGCCTTGGTAACAATAATTTCATTGCTAGCGAAAATAGCGAACAGATCACCATTCTCATCAATCAAGCCAATTTCCCGTAATTCATAGGAATCCAGATCAGAATCCCGTAGCGTAATGTGAATTCGCTGGGGGCTCAAAACCGTTGCGCCAAACGCAGTTAAACGCTTAATCTCATTATTAAGTGCCGTAGCGGAGCCATCAGGAGACCACGCTCCAGACCCTAAAGCAATTTTGGTTAGTGACAGTTGAAGGCCCATACCATCCGCAGAAGTCGCTGAAGCCAAGCCCGTATTAGTAATGACAAAAGGCAGTAAAGTACTCACTGTTCTCCAAACTCCAGTCGAATATATTGAGTTGCCCGCGCAGCGCCACCGATGTTCAGCGCTCTTTCACCTTCAATACCGGTTTGCACGGTGTAATGTGCGCTTTCACGCTTAACTAAATCTACAGCCTTGAAAATCTCATCCTGTAGCGTCGCCGTCACGGAGGTTCCCCCGTAATTGATAGTGACTTCAAAAGTGCCGGGAATGCCTCTAGGCGCTGTTTCGAACCACTCAACAATCGAGATCTCTGCACCGAATCCCTGTACTGCATCAATCACAGATTGCTTCGTACCCTTTATACGGTGATTGGCCATAGCCGCCTTAATCGCACCGCGCTTAATATGCTCGGGCCATTGCGTATTCCACACATCGACTGAATATGCCATAGCAAGAAAAGGCAAAAAATCGACTGGGCAATCGTCGGCGCTCCATAACGTGGAGACACTGCGCGGCACGAGCTCCATAGTGGCAATCACCGCTTCAAAATCACGCTCCCAGCCAGTGGCGTTACTCGGCAACAAACTGGCTAAGGTCATGAGGCAATGCTCACGGTTACACCCGTGCAATAGCTGGCCTGCTCATCACTAATAGCAAGACTACTGGTAGGGCTATTAATCGTAATATCAGCCACGCCTTCTTGGTGGGCTGCCGCGTAAATACCTGCATGTGAAACGTCGATGTCGATATAAGCTCGATCGGCACCAAACTTTGCCAGCTCCACTTCTGATGCAGGTCGAATCAAATTACCGTCGATACCCGGAAAGAGATGCAAGGTCACATCAATGGCATAGGGTACTATCGTTGCACTCTGAACAGTCACAAGATCAGTCAGTGGACGTTTGTCGTCTGCACTTAATGCAGCGTTGACAGTATCCTGTAAATTTTGGTTGGCAGTTCCGTCACCTGTTTTTGAGAGCACCGTCATTAAGACTTCAACAGGTGCAGGGCTCTTTGGCCGAGCGTCTTTAACATCCGAGTCCGCCTCCAACGCCAGAGACTCATAAGATCCTCGTGGGCCTGCTGTAGTTACCTTCTCCAATGTCAGTGGCAGGCGATTTCGAAATTCATCATCAGTCTCACCGCTTAACTTCGGCTCACCCAAATTACCCCCAAGGTGCTCAAGTCGGTCGTCATTAGCAAAAGCGATTGTATTGTTCGCCGCTTCGTCATTTATATCTTGTCGATAAATCGATTCACGGTATGCCGCCACCAAAAGACCGTCGTACAACGGGTCGCCCACCTTCAAGTCGGCAGCACGGGCAGGATTGATCTGCGCCAACTGACTCAAATAGTGCTGAAAAATCGCTTCTGCATCCTGCAGGTCGATAAATGATGGCTTGGGTAAATTACTCAGCTCTAAAGTCATAACTTACTTGATCACTATCCCGTCAATCCATATTGGCGAGCCATCCAATAGATACTCACCTTCCAATTCTAGATTTACAGCGCCGTCGCTATAATCAAAGAAAACCTGCTTTAATTTAAATTCATCTATAAGCTCGTTCGCAGGATCCGCCAACGCTACCGCCACCTCCGCAAAGACATCTATTCTGAAGACTGCAGTCACCTTGCCATCAATCAATCGCGGAAGATTAGATCCGTAACTTCGACGTAATGGCAGTGACGATTTTCGGGTTTGCATTACACGCCTAATGCGCTGCTTAACTTCTTCGACCCCCTCAAACCATTCACCGGTATCTAGATTTACTCCGTTAGCCATCTAGTCGCCCTGTTTTTGATTCGGCTTACTGACTGCCGCGCCATCACCTTGCTCTATGTGATCATGACCATCGAAAATGGCTCTGTCCGCCTCCATCGATCGACGACTATCAACCACGTCACCTGCTGCGATAATATTACCTGTGCAATACAGCTCTGCCGTATCCATCGTGATACGCGTAGGTGCCCTAATTTTCGCGGTACCTTGTGGTAACTCTGCTTTTAGATGATGCGTGTTACTGTCATATTCGATCACCGCACCATCTGGAAATTTTCGGTGCACCTTATTGAGATCAGTTAGCGGCTGTGACATTAACGCTTGATATAGAGAGCAAATCACTACACCGTTCTCGCTTCCGAAGGGTGTCGCGCATAGCACTTGCTCGCCTTCACTATATGGGTCCCATGTTGTAGAGCCCCCGGCTCTGTCGGCGCCGTGGTGTAACAAACCACTGAGACGTTTACCACTAAAGCGCACTCGATAGCGCAGCGGGTTGTCTTGCACCACCTCTACTGTGCCGATCTGAATTAACCGCGCCAGCGCTTGTTCGACGGCAGCCTCAAGAGCAATATCCACTATAGATGCTCCGCATTCTCGTAATCGTCTTTATGCGGTATTCCAATGTCTGGCTTTTGGCTCGTTAGCAAATCGGGCTCTGCCAAATAGCCATCTTCCCAACTATGAATTTCGGGCCCAAGATAATAGGGACCGTATTCACACTCAGCTACGAACCAACCATCAGGCGTTTCTACCTGATGGCTTGTTACCGTATTCATAATTCTTAGAGCTCCATGCTTCATAGAAAACTCACGAAGCTCTTCCCTTAATTCCAGCTCAGCCTTTTCTACCTCATCACCTTTGGCCTTGTGGTCGAGACGTAACAGCCCGACGATTAACAACCTGAACGACTGATGGTAATTTTCTTCTGCCTCGTGCTCACCTCTGAACACAAGAGTAATAACACCTTGGCATAGCGAGGCTTTATCGTAGTCATCGCGATCGCGCCAACGGCGTGTTACCTGGCGACTTGGCATCGCTACCTGTAACTGATCTTTCAGATCGTCCAACATGGAATCAATAGCGCTCATGCCAGACCTACCTCTTGCAGACTATTACTAACGGCTTGATGCATAAGCTGGCTAACGCGATCGCGTTTAGTCTCAGCCGCAGGACCCATAAAAGGCTGTTTTTCAGTTCCTTTACGGGCAATAGAACGTCTGATCATAAAAGCCACATCGCGCTCAGTATCATTCGCGTTATGCGGCGTGATTCTCTTGACTCTCATCCAATCAAGAATTTCTTGCAGCGCCGGAAAGCCACCGGGCTCGGTTGCATTCTCGACCATGGGGCCATAGGTCATCGCCGGCCCAACAATGCGGCTAAGTTCACCGGTTTGCTGTGACCGGATACTGTTAACCAAGGCCGAATGAGCCTTGGGTACATTGGAACGGGCTTCCCTGCCAACTTCTTCGCTCCCTCGGTGGACTGCCTTCCGTAAATTACGAAACAGGGCCTGCGGCGCTTTTGATAGCGCTCTAATGAAAGCCTTATCATTGCGAAAATCGACATTCAATTTCAGCATGCCGCCCTCCGCTCAAACTCTGCCATTAGCATTTTCGCCAACTCAGCAGGGTGACCTGCCCTTGGTTGACCAGAAACAATTGCCTTGGCCGATACAGTTTTGCCCGTTGCGCGAACAGCCATGAACCTTAAGGCCTCAACCTGCGCTCGAAGTAAAAGAAGATCTCTATCAACCTCTTGGACCGTAGTACCTTCGGCGTTATCGCCTAACTCATGCTTGGCGTAATAGTAGAAAAAACATTGTGAACCCAATGCACTCAACTGTTCGGCCGTGGGAGGAGGATCGAGTAGCAGCGTTTTTGGTTGAGTATCCAACACGGTCACTCTAGGCAAGCTACGAGGGTAGCCCAGCTCCCAAGGTTTTAGACGCTGGCGCGAAGCCATGCCCCATTCGCAGACTTTGAAGGCGTACATATCATTAGGCGCAATGTAGTTGGCTTGATCGGCTTCCAGCGACACTCCTGCCCGTAACGTTCTCGGGCGAATCCTAGTAAAATCACTAATCGCGGCCATCAAAAAAGTCTCAAGTGAGCCTTCACAGTAATCCGCGACATCTGAAATCAGCACTCTTAAGTCATCGAGTAAGTCTGCTTTACTCAAAGTACCAGGCATCAAGAAACTCCCCCTCTAAGAGCAAAACCGATAACACCCACCATACTAGTCACCAGAAGCCATACGAAACGTTCGCTGTTGTTGACCCGAGGTTTTACGCCAGCCTGTTCGACCGTATTATCTTTAACTTGAAGATACAGATCGCGGATATCGCGCTCGTGTCGCGCCAACGTTTCAGCTTGAAATTTCACGTTCGCTTTCACCTCTAGCATCTCTTTTAGATCGGTTTGCAAAGCTGACATCGTTTCGCGCAACTGATGCATTTCGCGGCGTAGCAATTCAGTTTCACTGGCCATTCACTAGCTCCCTATAGCCTTGGTTCTTCGGTCTTTCTCGGCGCTAGATCGTGTTGTACCCACCCAATAGGTAATGCTCGCTCCCCATAATGTGAAGACTTGGCCAAACATATACATAGCCAGATCTATGTTCTTGTCTGGGATGTTTTCTTTAACAATGCACCACAATAAGGCGCCAACCAAGATCGTTAGTAATACCGTAACCACGGCGGGCATTTTGCTATGTTTATGGTGTTCTCTAGCATTTGCCTTGTCAGCCAGCTCTGTTTTTATGGTATCTAGTTTTAGATTCTCCAGTTTTTCTTTATGCATCATTTCGAATTGACGCAACTTCACCGCAGCATCGGGGTCGCTACTAATCGCTTGCGCTATCGCGGTCGGCTCGTTTTCTACCCCGAAGCTTGAAGCAATGAGCGAACCAATCGCTCCACCTGCAGGTCCGCCCAACAAAGATCCAGCTACCGGTGCGAACTGCGCTACAGTCTTTCCTAAATCACTCCACTTCACTTTTCACCCCAATAAAACCGTGGTGCCGCGAGCCGTCGCAGCTTCATCCATCACATCGATACGAATACGCTCACCACGGTCAATCGCCATGATGATTTTTCGATAGAGAGATTCGTAGGCTAATGTCGACC